TGGTTACACCAGTTGCTGGTGGACACGCAGTCTTTAACGAAGGTTCAATAGATGCAGACTTCCGTGTTGAATCTAATGGCAACGCTAATATGTTATTTGTTGATGGTGGTAATGATAGAGTTGGTATAAATAATGGATCACCTGCAAGACAACTTCATATTACAGACACTATTGCAAATAGTGGTGCTAGTTTAGGATTGACATCTTCTGATAGTTCAACAACTGGGTCGATGGGAATAATTCATTTTGGAAACTCTACTGACAGTTCACTAGCAAGTATTGGTGCAATTGCAGATGGAGCAACAGATTCTGGAGCATTGCTGTTTAAAACTGAAGCTACAGGCGGTGCTATTGAAGAACGTATGCGTATTGACTCATCAGGCAACGTAGGAATTGGCGAAGTAACACAAACTGATTTAAATACAGCTTATGATCACTTACAAATTGGTAAACCTGTTAATATTATGGGTTCAGATACTAATGGCGGCCTATGGTTGAACAGTGGTGCTTTCTTTAATTCTGCGGGCAACTGGGAGTATTTACTTTCTTCTGAAACCGTCTCATCACTTACTATGACCGATAGTATTCCTTTCAGGTTCAGGTATGCGGCGGCTGGAACGGCTGGTAACACTTTTTCTTGGTCAGAAGCCATGCGTATCGACAGCTCAGGCAACGTGTTGGTGGGTAAAACTGCTGTTGATTTTGCAGTGGCAGGTACGGAAATAATGGATCACGGCGAAGTTCAAGTGACTCGCGCTGGTGGTGTTCCAATGTATCTCCGCCGCAACACCAGTGACGGTGAGTTGATAGGGTTCTACAAAGACGGCTCTGCTGTAGGTAGTATTGGTACAGTAGGTACTGATATATATATTGGTACAACTGATACAGGTTTACGCTTTCTTGATAGCTCTAACACTATTATTCCTGCACGAGGTGATACAGGAGCAACACGAGATGATTCTATTTCTTTTGGTACAGCTTCGGCAAGATACGACAACATCTACGCCACCAACGCCACAATTCAAACTTCTGACCAAACCGAAAAGCAAGACATAGCCGCACTTACTTCAACTGAAATGTTGGTAGGTAAACGTATCTCAGCACTGTTTAAGACATTCCGTTGGAAAGATAAAGTTGTAGAAAAAGGTGATAATGCTCGTACTCATACAGGTATTATAGCTCAAGATGTACAGGCGGCTTTTACAGCAGAAGGTTTAGATGCTGGTGATTACTCATTGTTTATCTCAAGTACATGGCTTGTAGATTCTGAAGGTAATGAAGTGGAAGAAGGTACAGAAGATGCAGTTTCTAAAACTAGAATGGGCATTAGATACCCTGAGTTATTATCTTTTTTAGCCGCATACAACGAACAACGATTTGCAAATATTGAAACACGACTAACAACGTTAGAAGGGTAAACAAATGGCAGTTACATACACATGGTCAATCGCACAGGTTGACCGCACAATATCTACAGGTGGCATAAACACAATACATTGGAGATGCGTAGGCGTCGATGGTGATCACTCTGCATCAAGCTATGGTTCTACAGGACATTCGCCTGACTCAACTGCTAGTGATTTTATAGCGTATGACAGCGTTACAGAAGCAAATTGTATAGCATGGGCGCAAGCTCAACTAGACAAGAGTGCAATCGAAGATTCTATTGCCGCGCAAATAGAAGAAATGAAAACCCCGACTAAAGGTAGCGGCAAACCTTGGTCTTAACTTAAACTCGAAAGGAAATACAATGGGCAAGAAAAAAACAACCCCCATCGTTATAAATAACGTAGAATATAATTTAGAAGATATGACTGAAAAGCAAAAAACTATAGTTAATCATATTGTTGATTTAGATCGTAAGATTGGTAGTGCTTTATTTAATGTCGATCAACTACAAGTAGGCAAGAAGGGTTTTGAAAATATGTTAATTCAAGACCTAGAAAGCCCACAAAAAGAAGAAACTACAGAAGAAGAATAGATCATTTTCTACTGGTGTACCCTCATTTTCCACTGATGGGGGTACTCTTTATTTCCACTGAAGGGGTATAATAAATGTCAAACTTAAAGATTTCTCCAGAGGAACTAGAGGCAATGCTAGATAAGTCAGCTAAACGTGCTTTAGAAAGTATTGGCTTGACAGATGAGAATGCGGCTAGGGATATAAGGGAAATGAGATCCTTACTTGATGCTTGGAGAGATACACGTAAGTCTATCTGGAATACAACTGTTAAAATAGGAACTGTTGCTATACTTACATTTATAGCTGGTGCAGTATGGATGAGCTTTAATGGGAAGTAAATTATGAAATCATTTTTTATATACACAGTAATAGCAATACTTGTAGTTTTTATGTTAATGATGGCTAAACAAGTATATGCTGAAGGTTGTGACAGTGCTACTAATGCTAACTGTATAGAGACTAATAGTAATACAACATCTTCTGTTAACTCTACTTTAAGTTCAGAAACTACAGTTAAGTCACCTCCACCCTCAGCAATGTCACCTACAATAAATAATTCTAACTCAGACTTATGTACAGTAGGTATGTCAGGCGCAGTTCAAACACAGATACTTGGTATCTCAGTAGGTACTGCAACGAGAGATATGAATTGCGAAAGATTAAAGAACGCTAAAGTTCTCTATGATATGGGAATGAAAGTTGCAGCAGTTAGCGTACTTTGTATGGACAAACGTGTGTTTGAAAGCATGATGAATGCTGGAACACCATGTCCATTTGATGGTCTTGTAGGTCAGCCAGCTAAAGACGCATGGAAAAATAACCCACACTTAGTTCCTGACGCTAAGACAGGAGCAAAGGAGGAATGGGATGATGATACCAAGAATACCGCAACAGGTGCTGGTGCTGTTATTGGTCTTTTCTTGGCCCTCTTGTTTATATTCTGATTACACATACGGAAGAACAAACAATGTAGCTAAGAATAAACACACTTGGAACATGACAGATGTATTGCCACCAGAAGCAGGCTTACAAATCCAGGGTGTATTCCATAAATATACAATAAATAAAAGTAGTAGCGCAGATTCCACAGTTTCTATTGTAAATAAAAACAGAACTGGAACTGGTAATATATATGAAAGACACGATAACTGGGATCAGTTACCAAGCAATACTAAGATAGGATTTGATGTTGTTAATCCTTCTCTTGGCGCTAAGTGGGGAGAAGGAAGTATCACAGCTAGTAATGGTGCAACACTTAGTGATGTAATAGTAGCGTACAATTATAAATTTGATCCTTGTTATATTCCGCTCTCTGATCCTAGCTGCCCTAATTTTAAAGATGCTTTGTATCAATATCTTTTAGACAATGATCTGCTTAATAATGAACCAGCAATAGATGATCCTTATTATGATGAATGGGTTCAATATCAACTAGATCGTAAGACAGAAGAACAAGAAGAAGAACAAGCTGCAAAAGAAAAGAAAGAAGAAGAGGAACAGGAAGAATTAAAAATGGAAAGAGCGTTGGCTGTTGCAGGAGCGGCAGAACAAATAGCGAATCCAACACAACAACTAGCAATGATGCAGCAAATGGCTGCGGCTGGCACATTAGATGGTTATTATAGTGCAACTATAGAAGGTGGTAAGTATGAAGAAACAGTTAAATTAGTAGATAGTACCATAGAAGATAATGCCACAGCATTAATAAATTTAAAACAAGATAAATCCCACAGAAGAATAGTTAGATCACAATATAAAGATTAGGAAATGACATGAAAAAAATAGTACCATTAATATTTTTATTATCAACAACTCCTGCAATGGCAGTCGATTCTCCCATTACAGGTCAAGTGCAACCCAAATGCTCTGTATGGACAGAAACTTCTGGTGTTTATGGACACCCCCTTCCTTACAAACTATCCACTGCTGCTGCAGATGGTGGCGTTGATGCTTCAATTAGAATTGATGTAGCGCAAGCAGATTATTATAAAGCTAAATTTACACACCCTAATAGCTTTTCATCTAGTCCAACGCTCAATGATTCTGTAGCTTGGACAGGCAGTACAGTAGTAGGACAAGTTTCAGATTCTAATATGTCTGCTTATGAAGCAGCTAAGGTTACCTACAATAATGTAACTGAGTTTAATCTTACAATAGCAGGTAGTACTTGGTTTACTGTAGCTTCTACTGCTCAGTATGGTAGCACTAAATCGTTACCTGCGGGTAATTACACAGCATTAATAGTAGCGGAATGTATCGCCAAGTAATAATAGCTTTATGTTTGTGTAGTTCTTTACATGCGCATGAGATGACACCTGCTTATCCTAAGCTAAAGTCGTCTTATGTAGAAGGTGTATCAGTAACAAACTTAAAATTATTTAATCGCAGAAGTGATGTGTCATGGTATAAGATAGGTGTCTTTACTGACAAATGGAAACCAGTTCCGTTTGCTTCTACCTCTGATGTTATAGAGGTAGGGTATAATAAAAGAAAAAGTTTTGATGTTTACATTAGATCAAGAGATATAGCTAAAGCTGTTTACATTTGCACTGAATCAAAAGTATTTAAGAGTAAAGAGCAAGTAACATTAGTAGCTTCACGCATATGTTCCAAGATAAAAAAATGAGAATAGTATTATTAATATTATTAGTATTATTTCTTTCTAGTTGCACTGCAATAATTGCTCTTGCTGATTCTGCATCTAACTCTTTGAATCTTTCCTTACCTAACGCAAGTCAAAACTTTCAAGCAGATAAGTTTAGAGCAGGAGAATTAGATTGTTCTAATGCTATAGGATCTGCAACAAATTGGGAGTTTGGTGTTACAGGTATTATACAAGGAGCAGATAATAATAAACAAACTGGTGACATAGGTGTGTACAGCAGGATAACAATACCTCTTGGTGCTAGGGCTAGATCAAGAATAGATTGTAATAGATTGTATGAACTAGAACTACAGAAAAAAGAACTAGAAGTATTAAAGTTACAGAAAGAAATTAATCAACTAAGAAGTTTATCATTTGAAAACTAGGAGTGTGATATGGCTGAAGTAGAAATAGCAGGAGCAAAGATAAAAGGTGGTAAGTTAATGTTACTTGTACCAATTGTTTCGGCACTTGGCGGTGGATTATGGGGCGGCTTTGAAGTTTACAAAGACTATATGGACATGAAAGGTATCATACAGAATATAAATATTAGTGCTATTAAATCTCAGAACACACTAATCCAAACAAAACTAGATAGTGCGTTGGAGTATAGTAAAGACATTAAGAATAATCTGCGTGATGATATACTAAAGCTAGAAGGTTACATAGATAAAATAGATAACAAGGTAGAAAAATCTTCTGATAGAATTAAAGATACACAAGCATCAATAGATTTAATGGTAGAGAATACACTAGCTGAGATGAATCAATTAAATAAAGATGTTAATTCTTCTCTTCGAGAAATAGAATCTTTGAATAGAGAAACAGAAAAGGATGTGCGTGATACAATGAGGGATACAGAGGAACGTATCGACTCTAACTTAAAGCAACTAGAAGATAGATTAAGTGAAAGATTACAGGAAGCATTAGACAATCCATTAGTAGGAAATTGAAATGACTTGTAAATGTAAAGATAAATGTATATGCAAAGACACGTGTGCTTGTGTAGACAAGTGTATTTGTAAGGAAAGAAAGTGACACCAAAACAACAAGAAGCACTTGATGCTGTTGTTAAGTATGGTAGCCAAGTCAAAGCGGCTAAGGCTCTAGGGATTAGTCGCTCTGCTCTAAGGCATAGAATAAATTCAGCTAAGAAATATGAAGAAGTTGATGATGGTATAAAGTATGCCATGAATGAAACAGGTATGGCAAACATTAATGCTGTACATTCTGGTTGGATTAAGACTGATGATGTTAGTTTATATTTTAGAAACGAAACAGATAGTTTAAATACAAACGATATAGCAGAATCAATAAGAGATGTTATAAATGGAATCGTTCTGTGTGAGATTGTAAAGCCTCCTGAAGTGGTGGAAGATAACTTACTTACCCTTTACCCTATCGCCGACGCACACATAGGCATGAGAGCGCACGCTAGCGAGACTGGTGAAGAATATAATTCTGACATTGCGGTAGAAAGAATTAAAACTGGAATGGCTAAATGTGTTGCTAGTTCGCCACAATCTAAATATGCATTGGTGTTAGATGTTGGTGATCTTACTCACGCTGATGATAACAATGCTCAAACTCCTAGAAATAAACATCCACTCGATGTATCTGAAAGATTTTTTTATTCTCTAAGGTGTGCAATAACTGCTTTGGCTTCGGCAATTGATTGTGCGTTGCAGAAACATGAGCAGGTAATATGCAGGGTACTGCGTGGTAATCACAACGAGACTTCCTATTTGGCTGTGATGTTTGCAATCGCGGAGCGTTACAAGAATAATACTAGAGTGACCGTTGAACAAACGTCTGCTGATTTCTTTGTGCATGAGTTTGGAAGTGTTATGATTGCCGCGCACCATGGAGATAAAGCTAAAGCAGATAGACTTGTTATGCATATGGCTGATGCCTGGCCTGATATATGGGGTAGAACTAAACATAGATTTTATTTTACTGGACACTTGCATCACACAATGATGCGTGAGATAGGCGGTGTTCTTGTTGAACAGTTACGTGCAGTAACAGGTAAAGATTCCTATGCTTCTAGTCATGCTTATAGTAGTCGGTCACAGATGCAGGGGATTACATATCATAAAGAAGAAGGTGAAGTAAGTCGTGTAAAGGTTTGTTTATAATGTGGATTATGGCTATGATATACTGCGCTACCTTTTCTCAAGGTGATATGTGTAAGGGGTGGGTTCCACCTATTGCAGAAACAACACAAGCAAGATGCGAACAAAATATTAAGAAAGCAGTCTATGCTATGGCTAATGCTATAGATGATAAAGGTGGTGAATTATTTTATATTGATTGCCAGTGTATCAACGTTAAACATCAATAGAATTTTTTCTTATTCTTTCTAGCTCATCATTTAATATAATAACTGTAGTGCATAAATCACCAACCTCTTGTGCTAACTGCACTAAGAATTTGTCACTTGTTATTACTCTATCATATGGATAGCCATTCTTAGGTACGTTAGCTTTATCCATACGTTTAAGAAACTTTACGATTGTTAATTCTGTCATCATTTTACTTCATATAAAACATATCTATTTTTATTTAGATTAGGTAATCTTTTAATTTTATTTTGTCTTGTTAATTTATGTATAATATTTTTTGCACCTTGAATAGTTTGAAAGCCCATAAAATTTTGTAACTCAACTACTGTTAATGGGCCAAACTCTTCTATGATATCATATGCTTCTTTTCTTCTTCCTTCAAACCTTTTATTTTGTGCTTCATATACATTGAGCTGAGGTAGTTTAGGGTGCTGACCCATGGCAATAGCTGATGCTTTCATTAGCTTACCATAGAGTATCTCTTGTTCTTCTGTTATTTTAAATTTCTGTATTGTTGCTTTCATTATCTTTCTCCATAAAATTTTTAAATTGATCACCGCTCATGATGACTAGGGTTTGGGGATTGCCCGTTCTCCTTTTATAAAAGGCTATGTCTCTACCTTCTAATACTTTGAATGGGCTAGGGAAGTTAGACTTGTCTCTATACTTTACTTCTCCCACCAGTTTTCTTCCTCCGACTTCGAGGTGGATATCTCCTGAGTACTCACCTCCGAGCGCACCACTGAGCGGTACTCTCTTGGCTTGGATACCGATTTCTGTAAGCCATTTGACGAACCAGTTTTCGTGGTAAGTTCCTTTAAGTTTATTTCTGTTTGCCATGTATCCCTTTCATAACAACTTAAACATATAATGTAATGTGTTGTTGGTTCTATTGATGCAAGTATAGCAACGAATAAATGAGAATCAATTCCACACGCCTCACATATTGCTGACTGTTGCCTGAGTTTCTTTGAAGTTGATCGTGATCTCACAGCCAAGAGCGTCTAACCAACAGGTAAACAAGAAACCTGAAGGCACTCGCTTATGTTGTTCCCATTTATGAACCAATGATGAAGCGCATCCAATCCTATCTGCAAGTTCTTCTTGAGATATTCCGAGTTGGTTCCTGTGACATACCATTGCATCAATAAGGTTTGCGTAAGACCCTGTAACAAACGTCTGCTCCTTATAGTTTGGAAATGTTTTTGTCTTTAAGTTCACTTGCTAATGCCAAATATCCAATACAATCTACTATCGAATCTTCCTTGTAACCACCGCTTTTAATTCTAGCCATCTTCATTTCGGCTAACATAAATGGTACTTGCCACAATTCTATCTTACATTGCAAGACTTCTTCCCAATTTTTTCTTATTAACTCCATGTTCTTTTGAGGATCTCCATACTGATTGTTCCTATCTTTACTTATTAATTCATTGGCTTCGTGTAATACTTTGGCTCTGCGTGACATAAAAATTGGATCAGCTTGCATTATTATCTTCCTTTAAACTTTGTTCTAATAAAATTAATAGAGCTAGCAACTCATCGCCTCTGTTCCTAACTCCTGCCCTGTTCTTTTCAAGAGCATCTAACTGTATTATACTAGCTACTCTTTTAAGTCTGTCAATTATTTGTTGCGGTGAAGTCATCTAAATTTATCCGCAATAAAAAAGTCTAAGAAACTTTCAGTAATAGTAGGTTCTTTAGGCTTTGGTTTTTCTTTTGGTTTAAGTGTATACAAAACATAATCTAATTGATCTGCTTTTAAATTTAATTTCTTAGCAATAGCTTTGTTACTTGCTTTAGTTTCAAATGCTAAATGATGCGCTTGTTCTATTAGTTTATTTGGGTATTTCTTTTTCATTATTTCCTCCGTTAGTGTGTGGGTAATTAAATAGCTACTTAAAAACCCACAGCTTGTGGTCTAATTAATCCGATTAATTAATACACGACAATTTAAAATGGTATCTCATCGTTTAACTCTTGTGATAGTGAGGCTCCACGTTTCTCCTCAATACTAAGGGTCATATATTTATTGCCATCTTTATCTTTAGTCCAGGCGGCAATGACCATATCTTTATTAGTAGCATAGTCCTCTAACTTACCAGCAAAGTCTGGTCTTTTTTCATTGCCCTCTTTGTCATTAGGAAACATAGCACCAACCTTTTGATAAAGTTTCATATATTTTTTACCAGCTTGTGATGTATCGCTAACAACAATTAGATCTCTGTCATTACCTTCTAAGTTTAGTTTACCTTGAAGTATCATCTTCATAACATCTCTTGGTTTAAATACTGCTCCGCTATTTGTGTTATCATATTCAGTCATTGTTTACTCCTTGTTGTTGTACTGAAAACATTTGTCTTAGTGCCGCTCGGATTATCATACCTTTAGATTCTCCGATAGCGTCTGCTTGTGCTTGCACTGCGTCAAGCATTGCCTGCGGTAGAGATAGATTAATCGCTACCATTTTCTTATTGTCTGCTTGAGGTCTACCAACCTGCGTCATTACCTTTTCCTTTCTCATCTTGTGCATATTTGTTTCCATCCATCTCACCTAAGAATACATCTGCATTAAATCCTAAGTGTGATAGTGCTTTAGTTAGGCCATCAGTAATAGCCATCTTTGGTGCATCCTCTGCAAGTCTGCCTTTCCCTGCATCAAAGAACTTACGACAACCATTAAATGGCCCGAAGATATTTTTCTCATCTGCGTGTGTCCAAATAGATACACCTGACACTACTGCTACATCACCATTATTAAAGTGAATGTATTCTGTTGTTGAGTTCCAACCCCAACCTACGCCTACCGCTCCGAACTGTTCGGTAATACTTCTTATCTGATACTGTGGGTCAATAGCTGTAAACTTACGCGCACCAAATCCTACTTGTTTAATATATTTAGGATCAGTTTTGCATACCTTATTCCATAGTTCCATCCTCCAAGCCAATGCTTCTTTTTCCGTATTATCCATAGTCTTCTCCTCTGTTTATGTCTGGCTCTTCATCTCTTTCAATGTATCCCCAGAACTCTTTGATCATATCTAATAATGTTGCAGTATAACTTTCATCGTATGGTATCTTAGTCCAATCCCATTTAAGATTGCCAAAGATAACAGAGAGATAACAATTATCTGCTTCTGCTAACCACATATATAATTGCATTTGTGCTTGATAATACTCTGATACTTTCTTCATATTATTAAAAGCATTAGTATGTTTAGCTTCAATAATGTTAATACTTTTATTATTTATTGTGCGATCAATTTTAAAATGGCAACTAATAAATCTATCATTTACCATACCATCAATCGTTCCTTTAATCTTAACGCTATCTAAATTTCTTTTAAGTTCTAGTTGTTGGTTAGTAATTAACACATTTTCTTCACGCTCAAACCAAGAGAGATTTAAATCTTCTGTAAGTATACCAATCTGTACTGGTAGCACATGATCTAAATTCTCTGGTTCAATGCGACCTGTTTTAATCTTCCATAAATCTAACCACTTTCCCTGCATTATCTTAACTGCATCAGAGCCACCGATAAAACCTTTTCTATTCATAATATCCTCCATATTATATATTAGTATTACATAAGATTAGTAGTTGCAAGCAAGAAATAGTTCCAAAACATAGGGGGTTATGGAACCACCTTTAAGCCTAGAGATGCAGCTATCTTTTTGCGCTCCTCAATGGTTGGTAATTCCTTTTCTGGTTCTGGTTCTTTAGGTATTAGCTTAACTCTTGGCCTGTTTCTAATAATGATCTGCCTTATGTGTCCCTCATTGGGCGCAATCTTTGGGCTTTGAGAAATGTATTGTGCAATCGCTTTGCTTATTTCTTCTTGGCTATAGTCTTGCAATGCATCAGCCCAGGATAACATGAATGCTTCATACACTTGCGGTTGCATATGGTTCATAAAAAACTTTTGTCTCATGACTGCTATTTGTATTTGTATCCATTTGCGGTGAGCTTTTAATTTATCTTGTTCCATAGAAATCTCTTGCGTTATTTGTTTGATTATGTATTTTGAAATGAGCGTGTGTTTCTCCCTGTTCACCACGCTTTGCCCTGCCCAGTTCCTCCATGCTGAGCAGGGCTTTTGTTTATAGCCTGTATTCTGCCACTAGTTTATTATCCCGACCTTTGCGAACATTCTCTCGTTGTATATTCATTCCTTGTTGCTTAAGGTCATGGATTCTTGCTGACAATCTAAAACAATTGTAATCATTGAGTGCTTCGATTGCCGTAATTGTTTTACCATCTTCAAGATGTTTTCTTATTTGTTTTGTTTGTGAATCTGTCATTGTGTTAGTTCCTCCACTGTTGCATCTGATCCAAGATGTTCGAGTATTCTTCCATCTGAACCTACTGTTATTAGTGCTTCCCAACGGTCACTAGCTTCTACTTCTTCTTCGTATGTAAACGTTACTTTATATTTTTTCATCATACCCTCATACTACATTCATCAAAATCTGTGCCTAGTTCTTGACGCCATTCCCAATAGTCTTCTATTGCCTTTTCTTCTAAACGAGCAAGAATAATAGGAAGCATTGCATTTTCATTGAACACATCAACAGTCTTTTTAGTTTCATCAATAGTATTTGCACCGAATGAAATCATTGTTAACTCTGGGTCTTCCTCCACTTCTCTATAATGGTAGTTCATTCGACCATCATCATCCAATCTAAACATGGCATCATATGCTATATTATCTTTGCTAAAGAAAACGCAAAAGGTTTTGTCTGTGG